CATAATGTTTTGGATGAGATTAGCCACCCATGTCCGTAACCTCATCATAGATGGGAAGATCGAGGAGTATAAGAGAATAAAAGAAAACAAATTTCTAGTTTTTGTAATAGATGAACGTATAGCCGAATTCAAGGCCGAGAGGGAGAAATGAAAGAATTTTTGAATAAAATTATATATGGCGATTGCCTCGACGTGTTGAAAACAATCCCTGACGAAAGCATTGACTTGATCTTAACGGATCCGCCATACCCAATTGATACAAACAATGGTACGAATCGGTTTTCGCAAGATGGTTGGATTGCCGGGAGTCAGGATTCTTTCGACGATAAATGGTATAACAATTTTCATAAAGTTGTATATGAGTTAGTGCGCGTGCTTAAAACCGGCCAGCATTTTTATTGTTTCGTTGACGAGAAGAACCTTTTTCTCTTGAAACCGTTGCTTGACAAATACGCAATTTTTAAAAAAGTGATTGTCTGGGATAAAATTAATTTCGGCTTAGGCTACCATTACCGCAACGTCGTTGAGTACTGCCTACTTTATTCTAAAGGCAAATCGACGCGGCAGATTAACGATCAACCAAACCTCTACCGCGGACACAAGGGGAAAGAAACGTCGCATCCAACAGCCAAATCGTTTGGCATGGCTAAATGGCTGATCAGAAATTCTACCGAACCCGGGGAGATTGTGCTTGACAGCTATTGCGGGTCCGGGACCTTTCCAATTGCGGCTAAGGCTGAAGGCCGGAAATATATAGGGATAGATAAAGAAAAAAAATGGTGTAACGTTACTGAGGCTAAACTTAAACAACAATGGATCTTTTAGAAAGGCGTGCTTATGAATAAAGATTTTATTTCAATAGAAAAGCTTCTTGATGAAAAGCTCGAGCACGATGAAAAAAAACGGTTAAGGAAAGTCTTAAGTTATATAACTGAAGTTGTCCGGGGGAAAAAAATATTCATGATCAAAGGTGTCTATTATATCCCAGAAGAAATTGATCAACGAATATTTCCTGAAAATATCAATTATATACTTGACGAAATTATAATCAAAATCCGGGAGTTCTCGACATGAACATGATTAAAGTCTACATCGCAAGTCCGTATACTAAAGGCGATGTTGCAGTCAATGTAAGGCGTCAACTCGACGCTGCTGACACGTTAATTGATTTGGGTTTTGCTCCATTTGTTCCTTTATATTATCATTTTCAACATATGTTTTCACCAAAAGGTTATGAGGTTTGGACAAAACTTGACATGGAATGGTTAAAAGCCTGCCATGTGTTATTGCGTCTTCCCAGGGGAAGTAAGGGCGCGGATGATGAAGTTGAATTAGCGAAAGCACAGGGGATCCCGGTCTTTTACTCCATAAACGACATTGTTATTTGGGATGAAACGAGGAGTTTTATCACCGCCAAACCTAACAAGGCGCGTGTTTAACATACACAACTACACAACCAAAAAGGAGGTTCTTATGTTACGGAACAAACGCGGACAAGCAGTTATTATTATGGGTTATGTTGTTGCGGGCCTTATCACGCTTATGTCGGCCCGGGCGATCCATGAAACGTCAAAGAATGGCATCCATCAACGTAATATGTGTATGGTGAAATGTCAGTTTTTTGGCAACAAGCAAGATGTTTGTTTGGATCGTTGCGACAATAACGTCGAATAAGACAAATCCAGGAGCACTGTGTTGGCAGAGAAAACCCCCGTACGATAATCGCGCGGGGGTTTTTTTATTTTGTGATCTTTGCGGTAGCCGATCCACGACCGTATACACCCAGCGCCGCTAGGATGCCGAAAATAAATTCCGGGATCGCAGGCAAGGTTATGCATAGGGCGCCTTCGACACCGCAGTTCGCACCCAAAGAAATTACTAGAGCATTGTAAATAGCAATAATAACTCCGGCAGCACCAGCCCAGATTGCTTTACTTTGATACCATTTTTTATTAGCATCCATTATTTTCCTCCTTTTGTTTTGGTTTTGGGCGTTCAGCCTTCCACTCAGGATCAATAACATGCATCATGCTTTTGATAATGTACTGAAGTTTCTTGTATTGTTTATAATTAATTCCAGAAAGATCTCGCATGCTGGCTTCGACCTTAGTTGCTAAAGGACAATCTTTATCTTCACATACACGTTCTTGCTCGTCGACAATTATTGAGGTTAATCGACTTATTGTTTTAAAAGTTTTATAATTAAAGGCGTGGACAGCTTTGATCTCTTGAATTAACTGGTTAAATTGATCGTGTCCAAGCTCGTATTTGAATTCTTCTTTTTCCATTTTTAGTAACCTGACACTTCCTCTACGTCAATAGGATTTTCTGTTTTTACATATAAGTTTTGCACATAGCATTTTTCTTCTGTTCCCGGTTGGCCTCTTCCATAAATTTGAATAACATCGTCTTTTTCAACAGTTACGTTACTTTCAGTTGTGGTTTTCCATGCTTGCCCTACAACTTCCTTTAAAGAGCCAACAGCAATGTCATTTATATAAAGCTTCGACTGAGCATTCCACGTTGGGTCTTTCGATGAATATTGCCAAGTGATTGTGACGCTGCCTCCTCTAACCAAAGGCGACAATTGTTTAAGTTTTACAAAATCTGGGTTTATATTATTTTGTGGCGAAATGCGTTCCGTCGTCGCTGAAATTTCAGTATATGTCGTTCCGTTTTGATATTTAGAAATAGTCTCAAGATCATCCCATTTTGGATTAGCCCCCGCGCCTTGTGTTTTTAAATACTGCCCTGATGTACCTGGGACTAAAGCTGAAATAACGCCGGTTGCTGAAAAATAGAAAATGTTGCCTTGCAATGTCGCAGCAAAGCTTGCGCCTAAACCGCCCCTGGCCACGGCCAGTGTCCCCGTAGCGTTGCCTAACGCAAGGTAATAAGATCCTTCTTGACCATCAAGCTGATCAGCGCTTTTTCCGGTCAACGTACTGGGGATATTGGCTAAAGGCATGTTCCCGGCACCGGCTGGGGTCCCGGATAATGTTGTCAAAGCGGATCCTGCGACTTTACTAGCAGTCGTAATTTGCGCAAGTTTTGTATCGACGATCGCTGCTGTAGGTGAGACTTTTGCGTTTGTAACCAATAAATCTGAATCAGTGCCTAAAACTATCGCAGCCCAATTTGCGCGTAGATATCCAGGTGTATTAATTAATAGGCTATCATCAGCCGGTAGTGTTGCGTTCCAAGCCATTAGATATCACCTCTTTTTCTTTTTTTGCCGACGATTAGGTTTACCTACTCGTGGCCGAATTTTTGGTTTATCAGGTATCGTTGTTTGTTTTTGCGTCTGTTTTATTTTGCTCATATCAAACAATGTAACGCCATGATCTCGTAATTCTTGTTGCCAGCATTCAGTATGAAACGACATGCCTACGCAATGGTTCGCCGCATGTTCCGGGCTTTTAAATATCGGAGGTGTTTCCGCAAAATATCTTTGAATAATTAAACATGGTTGCACGAAAACATAGCAAAGATCTTTGATCACCGGGCCGTCTTTATGTAAACAATTTTTACGATGGCAAATAGGAAGATTTATTTGCACTCCTTGCTGGACATTATCAGATTGTTCTTGCTTTTGCTTTAACATCTTTAACCTCCATTTGTTCTGCGGCACATGCGTGCCGTACCGAATCATTGATTAATTCAATGATATATTTTGTATCAACGATTGTTTTTACTCCGACGCTATAAAGCTTTGTATCTATTTTGCCAGTATCATATTTGATTTGGTATTGCACAACTCCGGAAACAAAATTTCCGTCATCATCAAATTTATAAATTAATGTACGAGGTAAAATAGTTTGTTTCTGCATAACAACTCCTTATTTTCCATGGGCGTGCCAGCCGAATGTACCCGTTGCTAGCGTTCCATCAAGCTCATAAAGTTTCACCGTAAACCCTGTAGTAGACGGAATAACGCTAAATTTATGTGCATATCCAACACCGCTTGTAATGGTTATATTCACAGCCGGCGCCTCATGGAAAGTTTTCGTGAACGTTATTTCGTCACCATCAGCCGCAACAGTGACTTCCCCTGTTCCCTTATCATCAACATCTGGGATATCTGCCTGAACTGTTAATTGGCTGACTAAAATATTTGAGCCGAGATTTTCTCTGGTGACAGTCATGCGGACCTGATAATACCGACAAATATGGTCGGCTAAAATCCAATCTTCCCAATCAGTCCACGTCACATTATCTTCTGAAGTCCGGACCTCAAAGGTTAAAGCTGATGGTGCCTCGTATCCAGTAAATCTAAGCGTTTTTGAATCGTCAAATGCAGCCGAAGCATCATCATCCCAAGCTAAAGATGAAGTCGTTGTGGCAACTCTTAAAATAGCAAGGCGCGCGGTACAAACATACCCGATGTCGTATTGCGGGGTCGTATATGTTCCCGTTAATTTCCCCGCGGAAAGAGTGAGGTTGTCTCCGCTTTTTTCTGTGTCCGATTTCGTGCCTCCCCAAGCAGTGTGTTCGTCATTGTCATCAACGATGTTTTGAAACGGAATATTATCAACGGTAAGTGTCGCCTCAGTCGCGTTCTCGGAATAATTTCCGCTGTTGTCAATGGCTTTTATCCAATACGCCTGATCAGAACCGGTCCGGATATCGTTCAAATCCGCTTGTGCCCCGGCTAAATCAGCGCCGACAACATCGCCGGAGATCCATGATGCGCCTTTACGAATTTCATAACGCCGGACATCGACGTCTGCCACCGGGGTCCAGACACAAGATAATTTGTCCCGATACTGTTTTACGAGAAACGCTAAAACATCTGAGGGCAAAGAATCCTTGCCAATAAGAACCAACGCATCAGATGCCGTTCCGGTAGAAAGGATCCCCTCTTTATTCAAAGTCTTCACTTTAATTGTGTATGAACTTTCGATTTCAAGATTATGAGTTATGACAAAAGACGTTTTTGTTCGATGAACGCTTGTTAAAAATGTATAATCGCCTCCGTCTTTACTGATCTCAAGCTGGTACCAAGCAAGCTGATCAATGCTGTTTTCTAGAGCCGCCCAGAATACTGTCACGCTTGAAATATGTACGCCGTCATTATTCCGCCATCCGTCTTCAGAAAGCGTCACGGAATCGACATTATCGAGCGATGTGAAAGGATTATACGGGGATCCATAGTCCCAGCCATCGATCGATGCCCCGGGCGTATCATCAAGAATGCTGGAATTATACGCTTTGCAATTTATTTTAATTTTGCCTTCATCTGCCTCTTCAAACGACATCACACGGAACATGGCTTCTGTCCAGCCGGGATGCGAGTGCGTGACCGTAACGATATCCCCAGGCTCAACACAGATTGCATCAATAAATGCTTCAAAACTGCAAGAAATAGGGTTGATTTTGGTTTCGTATAATACCTGTTTGGCCCGGCGTAAGGCCTGTGATTGGCGGGTTATCCCGTACATTTCAATGACGTCTTCAATAATATCGCGGGTATCTTGATCGAGTTCGTCTTCAGCCCAAGCAACCCGATCTGGATTGTACCGCTCCAATGGTTCAATCCATTTTATACCGATTTTATTCGGGCTTTCTTCACTGGCGCCGTAGCTCCAAGAAAAAGAGTTTTCAAGAATATTGTCTTCATCAAAAGCAAAAGCCGCTGTTTCATCAGCTTTTTCCAACACGATCTTGTATCCACTCCCGCTGGGAAAAATATAGCCGTTGCAAGTGCTCAATATTTCTACGATATTTTCAGCAACAGACCGTTCTTCATCAAAAATATAGTCAAATCGGTACCGTGCCTCAGTGCCATCGGCTCCGTCATCGACCAACCCTTCACAATAATCATATGTAGATCCAAACGAGGATGCATCAAGATCGTCTTCACTTAGCCCGGCACCGCCACGTTTACGGCTGAGTATCAAATAATCACGTAGGATAGCGATAGGGTTGCGTGAAAAGGTCGAACCCAACCATGTACTCCCAGAATACGTTTTTATTTTCCTGCCGCTGAGTTTCGCCCCGGCTGTAACATTTCCGCTTAAACCATCGTTTGCGACAATGGTTAATGCGGAGTATGTTAAATTTTTCATACCATGAACAATGCTAGCTGCGCGGCTATCAACAACTTGCGTGGCGGTACCTAGGTAATTGTCGTATGAGCAATCAGTGTGAACAGAATCGATTGTTTCTTCATTAAGTTCAACATCTTCAATCGCTTGGCATTCGCCTTCACCATAAACGAGGAACCGTTTAACTGTTGGGCCCGGATCCGATTGCCAAATGATGTTGCCGCCAATAAGTAAGGGACCACCATAAATTAAAGGAACAATACCATCGTTTGAATAAGTGTTTGTAATCTCTTTATAACGGGAAGATGTAGTTGCACTTTTTTTTCTTAATTTCCGCGCTTGTTGAGCCGAAACAACTGCGGAATATACGCTATAAGATACTGCCGCAAAACCTAAGGCCATAGCCAAGTTGATACCAAAAGACGCAAATCCTAAATCAACGACGACAAAAAATGTTGTAAAAATGTCTTCAGCCGTTCCTGGAAGAATAATTTCTTTTTTTCCTTTTGTGTGAACACCACCGACAAACGCATGCTTCCAATCAAAATTAAGTTTAACAATCCTGCTTTTTCCAAACCGTGAATTGATCTCAAGGAACTGATCGTATCCTAAAAATATGCCAGCGTGCACATGCCGGCCATCAAAGAAAACAGCGACGTCATCTGGCTCAAGCTCTTCGTATGGGAATTTTAAGAAATATTTTTTTGCTGCTTCAAGATTATTTTTATTCTCTTCTATATCGTCAGGGATTATGCATTTTATGCCTTTTATTTTTTCAAGATATAAAGCGCATAAACCAACACAGTCGCACCCATCAACAGCTCGGCCTTTTTGTTGATACTTTATTCCAACGAGGCGGTTTATTGGTTTAGTGTTTTGTTCAACAAGAATCATCAGTAATCACTCCTAAGCGGGATTGTATGGAACCCGCCGAAATTGCCTTCGTTATTATATGTGTTCTCGCAGGTATTCAAAGTCTTATCGCATCCGCGATAAACAACATACTTTACACCGGCCACAACCGTTGAAGGCAACGCATAATAAAAATACAGAGTCCTTGTTGCTTGATCAAAATCTTTAATCAACCGTTTCTGACCACCGAGGGCGCCACCACCTAGGATCCCAATGTACCCGTGATTCCAGTGATCGTCAGCCTGGGTAAGCACGTTAGTATCAATTAATGTGGTCGTACTTCCTCCAGTCGCGGTCCCTGTGACTTTATTGACGCTTGAATTGCGGTTGACTTGACATAGGGATCTACCAAACTGCCAGGGGCATTGAATGCGGTATTTCCGGCCGGTTTTATAATTCAACGTACCGAATTTTGAAACCAAAGAAGCTGTCATTGTTTTTTTACTAGAATCGAACGCAATTTGATTAATTTTCCCATCCCATACGATTTTAACATTATCGGCATTGTCAAGTTTATCCCGGAATCCTAATCGAACAATGACACGTTTACCGCGAAAATCTTTATCTGCGGCCCAAGCTGCCATAGCGTCATTAACATTACAAACGCTTAACTCCATCGTCGGGACTTTCATAGATGTTTCCCTGCCAGATGGCCCGCGTGTTATACCAAGGGCCATATATGTCGTAGGGATACTTTCTGGATAGTTGAAGAAATCAATATTCTTGTAAAAACTTACAAAATGGTGAGTGTCGCCATCGGTCTCGGTTTGTGAGCCGAGAAAAAAATCGTAGAAATTAATGATGCGGGTTTCGAGTTTATTTTTTGCTCGATCAAAAGCGTCTGTTGATGTATAAGCCATTTAAGCATTTCCTGCTCGTGGTTCATAAGATGACCACCGGCATTCTTTTAACTCCACTCCGGCGTGAAGAAGTTGATAGGCGATTAATTTCCTGCTTAAATTAGCGTTAGCAAACCGCATAAGAAAATAAAATTCGTAGTCGATCGTCAGGATCCCGGAAGGTGCGGCAGTAAAAGTCGCATATGATTTTTCTGTGCCGAAATTATTCGATAATGTGCCTGAGACTTCAACGCCGCCGACATAAAGCGTAAAATTTGTGCTGGTATCAACAGGGAACTCATCAAGCAAGTACGTTGTTTCAACTCCATCACCGTTGCCTAATGACTCGCTTGTGACCTGGAACTCATGGTTGACTTTGCAAAGGAACGATTCGTATTGGCCTTTATGTGAAACATAAAAATCCCAGATCGTATTCATTTCGGACTGAGTATGATACTTTAGTTGTAATGAAAATGTGCGGAGACCCACGTCCCATCTAGCATCTCGGCGCTCGCGTCCACTTTCAGATTTTGTCATTATAGTTTTGAATTCAATAGATTCATCCATATCGAATTCAGGGCTTAGAGTAAGGATATCGTTCGACAAAGTTGTGGTTGTTGATGTAGTCGAGGTTGTTGAAGTGGTCGAGGTCGAGGTTGTAGAGGTGCTCATCCGAACATCCTTTTCATTGTGGCGTTATATACTCCGCCACGATTGTTCATCGATCGGCTATAAATGCCTTCAATAACATCCGGGTTCTGCGCCAAATAATCCCTAAACGATCGATTATCTATGGCATTAATATTAAAGACGTTTACCACTTGTGGCCCCCCGCCCATTGAATCTCCGCGGTTTAAACGATGAAGATTATTGGAACCAAGATTTCGCATCCCGGTCCGGTTCAATACGCCTTCCCCATCTTCAAGCATTGCAGGAACAATTCCACCACCTTGAAACCGGCGCACAGGGCCACCGCCAAGATACCGGTTAGCTGTAACGGTGCCACCACCATGGTAAGCTTTTCCCGCAAACGCCCCGCCAAAAATAGAGCCTAACACCGCATGTGCGGCCATGTCTGTGAAAATTTTTATGACAGTATTTCCAAACGCTGTAAAAGCATCAGTCAATTTATCAAGATCCCCCATGACAACATCGAAAAAGAGCGTGGACACATTTTGTCGTGCTGAATCAGCGAATTTTTTAACAGACAATTCCCAATCATAATTGACGATTTTCTTGAATTTATCTGTAAAGGTTTCTAGCCCCTTAATCAGTCCACCAGCAGGCCCGCCTTCTGCCCCAGTTTGTGTGTTTTTAGCTTTGTTCATTTTATTCTCAAATTTAGCGAAAATTTTATCTAATTTTTCAAAAGGAGCAATTAAGTCTTGCGTTATTTGTTCGCCTAATCCTATACCTTCGTCGGGGAATAGTTTGTTCAGCCTTTCCATTCCTTGTGAAACAACATTCTTGAAGAACTTATCCTGGAACTCTTCGCCCGCAGCTTTTCCCATTGCGCCACCGGCTGAGTACCCGGCAGCTTTCATGTCTGCTTGAAGTTTTTTAGCGAGTGGAGAATCGGGCGAACTTAGTGTTTGTTTATAAATATCCCCAGCGTACTGTTTTGTAAAAGGTGATTGTCTATTCGCATTCCGCTGTATTTGTTCAGGAAGAGCAGCGGCGATTTCAGCAAAAACAGAAATAACCTGCATCCCCTTATATAAAGGATCTATAACATAATGCTTAAGGATAACTCCTACACCAATGCCAAACTTCATAACTCCGGCTAGGCTTTGGTTAAAATTCGCGGCTTTATCTTCGCCTTCTTTCAACGCATCGCCCATTTCTATAAACTTATTTTTGATTTCGATAATTGCAACGCGGACACTCGGCGCCATAATTAAGAATAAACCAAGCCGTTTTTGCCAATCATCAAAGACGTTACTAAGCTGCGCCACGGCCCCGGCATAAGTATAAATATCTTTAGCGGCTTTCCCTCCATGCTGTTTGTTGATAGCTTTTAATAATGCTGCAAACTTTGCAGACTCTGGAATATTTTTAGCGATACTTGTCCCGTACCTCGACATTGCGCCAATGTATCCACCAAAGGCTTTAGCCGTTATTGCGACAGCAGATTTTAGATCCATTTTCATTGCAACGGCAAAATCAATGGTAGCTTGTGTTGCGGCTTTAAGGTTGTTGGCGGCACCTTTTCCACCCATGGCCAAAAGCATATCCATGGCTTCCATTACGTCTTCTTCGCCGAAACGTGAGGTTTTCTGCATTTCAGCGGCGAATTTCTGAAACTCTTTGGAAGATGATTTACTAAACTTCCCAACCTTTTTTAAAGAAATATTCAAACGCGCAATGGCGTCTTCAAACCGTTGCGCTTTCTGCGTGGCTTCTTTTGTGAATTGAATTAATGGCCGTAGGGCAAATACCCAGACTAAAATAAGGTTACGGATCCGACCGATTTGGCCAGCAAGTTTACCGACTTCAAACCCGAAGGTCCGGGCATGTCGGCCAGCTTTCGTCATGGATTTACCCATTTTATCAAAATCAAGGGCCATACCTTTCCCTTGTTTTTTGATCTCGACACCGGCTTTTTTTATAGCAGCAATTTGCTCTTTCGTCGCTTTGACGAATTTACCAGTCGCCGCATCCTTAAAAGAAAGGTATGTCACAAACTTATTTATGGTTTCATTTCCCATGACGTTTCTGCGCCTCAATTTTAGCTATTTCATCTTCAACAATTTCAAATGCTTCAATCAACTTTGCTGGCTGTTGCCCGGCATTTCCTGGAAACAACAATGCGTTGTTTTTATATTGCTGGTACCATCTAACATACATTACTGATAATGGCGTGACTGATTTTGCCGGACACTCTTTAAGTATTTCTCCATCAAGCTCAAATATATGCCCTTGTTTCATGGGGCATTTCATTGATTTTGGCAATCGTGGGTTACATTCGTGGCATTGAATCTTATTTTGTCTTACCCAGACTGCCCGTCGGAGTTTTTTTCTTCCTCCTCCGACATACCTGATAATTCCCAAATTTTACTTGACAACCAACGCAAAGCTTGCATCGGAATAGATTTGATGACGTCGTCTACTACAAAGTTTTGAGTAACTCCAAAAACCGTTTTATTCTCGGTTTTATACTCAACAGGTTTACCGTCACGATGATTAAACTTCTCAAACCCTTTCAGCCCAAGTTTAACGATAATAATATCTTGCTCAAGGTTAGATATTTTTGAATGGATATTGACTTTAACGTTTTCTGGGTTAGGCTTCTCGCCTTCTTTCACTTTGTCGTCGATGCTAACTTCTTGAACTACAATCTCCGCCATAAGTTGCGCTACGGTAACAGAGTCTAAACCCGTAATTTTCCATATTGTAGGATTGTTTTTATCCCACGGTAACGTTTCATTAATAATTTGACCAAATGCGACAGCGTTAATCATTTTTTTCCTCCCCGATCTCAAAGCGGCGTAAGACCGATAGAGTCAGACCAATCAGAAGTGCTTTCTCCTGAAGACTGCAAAGCACTTGATGTTCCGAATTTACCGAATCTTAACTTCGCCTTTTTGAGACCTGCCTTTTTTATTTTGTTATTAATCCACCTGAAAGTATCAGATCGAAGCCGGCGTGCCGTTCGATCACTTATGCCAATAAACATCCGGCGTACACGTGTTTTTCCTGCCCCTTCCTGCTGATGAATTATACCCAGCAAATCGCGTGGCGGGGATCCTTCAGACTTAACCCCTGCGGCCCATACTCCTTTACCGATTTTCCAGGAACTTATAGCCCGGAACATCTGCCCGGTATTCCACAACGGGCGCGTGGCCATCTGCGGACTACTGGCCGTTTTTTTCTTACGTCGAATCGTTGATGGCGCCAACGCAGTCATCCGCCCTCCACGAAGGTCCTGACTATTCCGGATCCGTTTCTTTCCTTCATCAGCAACCTTTTTTGCCAATGATTTCAGTAAAGCATCCGGTTTATCAAGACCTTCGAGTTTAGGAACATACTCCGCAGTTATTCCGAACTCAAATTCACTTGGCATATTACGTAGTCGTGGTTGTGGTCGACGTCGAAGTTGTGGTTGTCGTAGTTGTGGTCGTACCAGCAAAGGTTATTGTTAACTCATCGTTCCCGGCCGTAGAGTTTTTATTGGCCTCCATTGTCGCGCTGTATGTACGAATACCTTCACGGTCATTCTGACTCAGCCCGGTGAACGCAGTTTTTGGCAACGCAATTGTGCAAATCGAATCATCGCTTGATTGAAGAATAATACTGATTGCAGCTTCAGTGCTTACCTTCAATCTATTAAAGAAATTAAAATCAGCAACGAGTTGCTGTTCCGGGTCCAAAGTTACGATCGGATCCCGGCCAACAATCATCGCATGCAGAATGCCGGTTTCGTCTTGCGGTTTTGGCCGATAAATGATTTCGTTTTGCATATTAATTTCCATATTCTGAATAAGCATCGGCGAACTATGAACCGTGAACGTCGCGTTCTGGAAGATAAACGGTTTTTCATCTTCCGGTTCAGGGCTCGGCATAGACTCATCTTCATGTGTTGAATATTTACCCATAAACGTATACTCAACCATCACGGATTCACCAACAACAAAAATGAACCTTGCGTTGCCCATGGCACCCGCCAAGACTTTCTTCATTCCGTCTTCCCAAACAGCAATGGTGATTGTTTCCATAAGCGCTAATGTGGAAATCGGCGCATAAGCCGAAGACGTGCTGCCGCTCAATGATTCATCAAGCCCACTAGCCTGCAAGTACGGACCGTTAGACGGAGACTCCCCTATTCTTGCAATCGGCGGTGCCATAAGTTCAGCCCGGAACGTCAATTCAGCAAGATGCTGCCCCGTAAGCGACGCATGGCGTGATAATGATGCCGTAAACGGATTACGCTTAAACTTTGCCGGATTGAATTCAAATGCTGGCTCATACGCTAAAATTTTAGCTTGTCCGGCGCCAACAGTTATCGCCGTGCCTTTTGTTGATTCCAAACGGCCACCAACGTGTATTCTTCTTGTGATCATACCTCCAGCCATTTTACCCTCCTTTTATCAAAAGACGTTTCTGTCTCTTATGGTTAACCTTATTTCATATTTATGGCAAAGAATGTTTCCAAACATCCCCAAAACAATATCAGCCTCAATGGGATATTGCACAACTTCAGCGGTGTTGTTTAACTGGTCGTTCCCGCGGAATACTGCAATTATAGAAACAACGAGGTCTTCCACGGTTTTTGCCGTTTCATCCTCGTCTTTAAGCCCGTAAGCGCCTTCAATAACAAAATTAAAAGCATTCCGGGCGGTGCTATTGCTTCCATGAACAATTTCGCTCAAACTGTTCAAGGAAAATTGGATAAAATTTATTTTGTCACTATCCTCAAAAGCATCTTTATAGGTAGACCACTCTTTACTATACCGCTTGTAATCATGGACTTGGCCAATACCACTGACGCCCTCAAGAACAGTTTTTAGCGCTGTTCTGATGTTGGTGAGGGACACGTTATCGCCGCCTTTTTGTGTGCCGGGAGAAAACTACAATCGCTGGCGCCGGCATTATTTTGTAATACGATCAATTTGTTTTTCGTTGGTTTTGATTTTTTGCTCAATGCACGAAAGTCTCCGTTCATAGCCGACCTCAAGATCTTGATGATGAAATAAATGATTTGTAAAATGCGCATCAAGTTTTGCAACATCTGTCTTTATGTCGGTTAAAATGAAAAGAGCAATCGTAATCAGTACTGGCGTAATAAGTCTAAACATTTGCGTAAAGTCCTCAACGAATCGTCGAAAGTTTTCATGCATCAGGGTTATTACCTATTCTCGCTTGGATGGGTTAAGTAATCTGATTTCCAACTAAACGTCAGATCCATGTCAGCGAATGCAATTGCCCCGGCTTTTTCTTCACCGGCCCCGCCTTTGACATGGCTCTTGTACTGCCCATAATAAAGCTCGGCTAAATCCCTGTAATCAGCCGATTTTGCTGAATAATTCACAACATCCGCATCGACACTCGGTTCACTTGTTTGTGCGTATTTTGCTGATAAAGCCGAGCAACAAAAAGCCGTAGCCAACGCAGCCACAGCTTCAATGTCATTCTCGGGTACAGTGCATTCAGACTCAGAAACAACATGAGGAAGAAGATAGACATATCGGAAAGTGTACCCGGATGCCGGTTTAAACGTTAGGAACCTTAAAACATTGCCACTTGCTTTTTTATAAATAATCCAATCATTGCCATCAACATACTGAGGTGTTTGTATATCTGAGCGAATTGGATATTCAATTCTGCTGATTATCTGAGAAAACTTATCTACCCATCCATCAGGAAAATCAAAGTCGTAGGTTGAACCATCCGCGTCGGAATTTTCGTGGACTTGTTCTTGCGGTTTATCATTTGAATAAACACGAACAGCACGTTTTAATGATAATTCAATCTCGTTTGGTTTAAGGATTTCTGAATCGTCTTGAAGATTAAAATTAATCCGACTTCGGATATCTTCAATGGAGGGGGATTGGAGAGTCGTAGATGTCGACGTCGTGGAAGTGGTCGACGTAGTCGTGGTCGAGGTGCTCGTAGTAGACGTCGACATTCACGCCTCCTTTTAAGTCAAATAAAGGTATAGCCGCGCTCCAGCGCTTATGCTAACGACTTGAAGATCATGCGCAGGCACTGGGCGTACTAAAGCCGGTCCATTAACATTGTTCCCGGATACGGAAAGATCGCCCGCTTTTGCTTGCCAAAACTCTTGATTTGTGCTTTTTTGTCTTATGAACACGGAATCAACGTCATTGGCAGCAAAAAAACAAAAACCGGAAATCATATACGTTTTATGCTTATACGACGCTGGAATGATATCGCCGGTCTTCGTTATTACGAGAGGGTTCCCGATGGTCTGGATTCCGGTCGTAGTAGTCGAACTCGAAGTTGTTGACGTTGTCGAAGTCGTCGAGGTCGTTGAGGTTGAAGTCGAGGTTGTAGACATTAATTATTCCCCCACGTAAAGGGTTAAGTTGTCGTCGTTGTCGAGGTCGT